TGTGGCTGATGCCGAAGCCGGGTTCGGTGGCGCACTGAACGCATATGAATTGATGACTCACATGATTGAAGCCGGTGCAGCTGGTGTGCATTTTGAAGATCAACTGGCCAGTGAAAAGAAGTGCGGACATCTAGGCGGTAAAGTATTGGTACCAACCAGCCAAATGATTCGCACACTCAATGCAGCCAGACTGGCAGCAGACGTGGCTGGCGTAGATACAGTTATTATGGCGAGGACAGATGCGGAAGCGGCAACACTTATTACGTCGGATCACGACCCTCTTGATAGTGATTTTATTATCCGCGAGAGAACTGAAGAAGGATTCTTTCATTATAAGAATGGTATTGACGCTTGTATCCAGCGTGGGTTGGCTTATGCTCCTTATGCTGACCTACTGTGGTTTGAAACATCAACTCCTGATATTCAGCAAGCGACTAGATTTGCAGAAGCTATCCATGCGATCTATCCTGACCAGATGTTGGCATACAATTGCAGTCCCAGTTTCAATTGGAGAAAATATCTCAGTGAATCTGAATGTCTAACTTTTCAACAAGAATTGGGTAAACTGGGATATCGGTTTCAATTTATTACACTTGCTGGTTTTCACTGCAATAATCTTGCTACGTTTGAATTAGCTGAGTCTTATAAACAGCGTGGCATGGCTGGTTATAGCGAAATGCAAGAACGCGAATTTGCAGCACAGGATCGAGGATTTACCACAATTAAACATCAACGCGAAGTTGGTGTTGGTTATTTTGATTTAATTAGTGAAGCGGTAGGTTCCCGATCGACAGCAGCAATGGCTCACAGTACAGAAAAGGATCAGTTTTAATGACCTTGAGAAAGCACATCAATTTGTTTGAAGATGTAACTGTTACAGATGATTGGTTTAAAGAAGGCTCTTTCCGAACCTACAAAAAACCTAATCCTGAACGGTATAAAATTGCCAACGAAGATGGTGTGATTCAAACTTTAGAAGGACCTGTTAACTACAAAAAAGGATATTATATTCTAACTGGACCCAAAGGCGAACAATATCCTATGCCTCCGGAAAAGTTTCGTGAACTAAAAGACGATGCTGGCGATGGTGTTTGCTATCCAAAGAAAATAATAAAGTTAGCTAAATTAGCCGACCACAACGGATCGGTCGCAACTAGTTGGGGAGAAGTGTTAAACTACACGGCAGACAATGATTATATTGTCAGACACGGCCCTAGCGATTATGGCGTAGTGAAAAAAGATATATTTGAAAAAACTTATGCAGCTGGAGAATAACAATTGAGCGTCTTTAATATTAACAATAAAAATAATCATACACAAGCTTTGGCATTTCTTGATGAATCAGGCGCACAACCTATACAAAGGTATGATGTACTAAAATATAGACAATTTGACAAACTGACCGACAAACAATTGGGATTCTTTTGGCGCCCGGAAGAAGTAGATGTATTGCGTGATTCCAAGGACTTCAAAGAACTGACTGAACATGAACAACATATTTTTACAAGCAATCTTAAGCGACAGATCCTTTTGGATAGTGTTCAAGGTCGTAGTCCCAACCTTGCTTTTCTTCCCATCGCTACTATTCCTGAGCTCGAAACTTGGATTCAGACCTGGGCCTTTAATGAAACGATTCATAGCCGTAGCTATACTCACATTATCCGTAATGTTTATAGTGACCCTAGTGTTATATTTGATGAGCTCACGGATATAAAAGAAATTGTAGATTGTGCCAAAGACATTTCAAAGTATTATGATGATCTCATTGATTCTGTACAATACTACAATTTGTTAGGTGTGGGCAGTCATTCGGTAAATGGTCAAACAGTAGTTGTTGATCGTCGTGAATTAAAAAAGAAATTATGGCTCTGTCTTAATAGTGTTAATGCTCTAGAAGGTATTAGGTTCTATGTATCCTTTGCCTGTTCATGGGCATTTGCAGAGTTGAAAAAGATGGAAGGCAATGCGAAAATTATTAAATTAATTGCACGAGATGAAAATGTTCATTTAGGGTCTACGCAAACCCTTCTCAAATTGCTACCTCAGGATGATCCTGATTATGCTTCTTTAAAAGAAGAAACTCGTGCAGAATGTGAGCAAATGTTTTTGGCAGCAGCAGCACAAGAAAAAGCGTGGGCACACTATTTGTTCAAAGACGGAAGCATGATTGGTCTCAATGAACAATTGTTAAGTCAATATGTTGATTGGTTAACCTGCAAGCGTATGACAGCGGTAGGTTTAGACTGCGGCATTAAGCCAGGATCAAATCCATTACCATGGACACAAAAATGGATTGCCGGTGCTGAAGTTCAAGTGGCACCACAGGAAACAGAAATATCAAGTTATGTAATTGGTGGCACAAAACAAGATGTAGATAATAATACATTTAAAGGATTTAGCCTGTAATGAAAATTCTCGTAGCCGGTTGTAGCTTTTGTCTAGAGTTAGAACCAATATTACAGGAAAAATTTCCTAATTCACGCATTACTAATTTAAGCCATGCAGCAGCAGGTAATAAATTTATAGCAGATTCGGTAGTCGCAGCTACAGTAAGAGAAAATTTTGATTTAATATATGTCAGCTGGTCTGGTTTATCACGATATGATTTAGTTGTCAATGACATAAGCTATTTTGATGATTGGATGGCTAAAGGTAATCTTTACAATAAAGACTATGTTTTTACTGGTGGTATTGGTAGTTGGGATCATCTTGAGCACACATATGCTGACATGATCTTCAAAGGTATTCATAAATTCATGGACCACGAACAGTTGCATTATCTGAGTTTACTGGAAATGCTCAAGATACAAAACTATCTTAAGAGTCTAAACATTCCGCATTACTTTAGTGTAATGATAAATCAATTTAACAAAAATCTAATTGCAGAAATTGAACAAAAATCTGGTGAATTGTGCGCACACACTTATTCAAATAATATAAAACTAATTAAAAATTTAAACTTATCAAATTGGATATTTGACAATGAACAAGGCCAGTTTGAATCTTGCTTAAGAAAAAATTTAATTTCTGACGACGGTTTTCATCCTACTATTGAAGGATACGAATATTGGATGGAATTATTAATAGAAAGATGTAAACAAGATCAAATTTTTTAAAATAGCAAAGAAAACAAGAAAAAATGTCTCTCACAGAATTTATAATAGAAGAAAACTTCATTACCGATAAAGAGTGTATTGATCTAAAAAACAAAATACTAGATTTGAAAAAATACTGGGCTGTATTTAAACCTGACAGGTACAGCAACTTAGATTATTATACACTAGGTGATGCAACTTATATTATGATTCAGACTAATACACCAAAATCAAAAATTTGTCAAGATACAAAAAATATTCTAATAGAAAATTTTGATTGGCTATATAAAAGAATATGCGATAAAATTTTCCAAATAACTGGAAAACCAGCAATACTACATCCAAATTTAACTGTACCGGGTTTTCATATTTTTTATAAACCTTTTATTTATAACGACGATGATGTTCAGGGATTTCATATTGACGAAGGAATACTAGCATATGACAATGAATCAAATATGGAAAGTAGTCGTTCAATTTTAATTCCAATAGACATGCCGTCAAATGGTTCTTATTTACTTTATAAAGATGAAGAAGAAAACAAAAAAATGTACTATAAAACAAAAGCTATGTATCATTGGGACGCAAGACTAGAGCATAAAGCAGGCGGATCAACAATACTTTCTGGAGAATGTAGAATTACATGTCAGTCGCATTATTATTATAACAAGCAAATGCAAATAAATTTATTATATTTTTAGATTTTACAAATTAAAAGAAAATAACAAAAGGAAAAAATTAATTATGGTTACAATTTATAGTAAATCACAATGCCCGTTCTGTGATAGAGCCAAGAGTCTCTTGGAAAGTCGAGGTGTGCCGTATACTGAAGTTAACATCGAGAACGACCCAGAATCAAGGCAGATGCTGTTAGATAAGGGATTAAGAAGTGTTCCACAGATTTTTCATGGATATGAATTAATTCCTGGCGGTTTTAACGGATTAAATTCAAAATCAGCAGAATTTTTTCAACTACTAAAGGGATAAAATGTTAGTTTCACGAGGTTATCAAGAAGGCGATATAGTCAGTTTTAAATTGACCAATGGCGACGAAATCGTTGCAAGAATCATTAGTAATGATTCAGATTCATATCAAGTATCAAAACCTTGCACAGTTATGCCAGGTCCGCAAGGTATGGGATTGATTCAAAGTTTGTTTACAGCCGATAGTGATATAAATATTACATTACAAAAGAGTCATGTTATAATGCATGCACCAAGTATTGATCAGATGCAAAAACATTATATCAAAACAACCACAGGTATTGAACCAGTAACCAGAGGAAGTATTATAACATAATGCCAGGCGTAAGTAGAGTTGGTGTAGACAGTGCCGGGGGAACAATCAGTGGACCAGGAGTTCCAAGTGTGATTGTCAACGGAGCACCAATCAGTGTAAAAGGTGATGCGGTTGCTGGTCATGGTACCGGACTGCATGCTGGACCAGTAATGGTAGGTTCCAGCGGCACTGTCTTTGCCGACGGCATTGGTGTAGTCCGAGCTGGAGATGCAGCATCGTGTGGTGACGCTGCCACTGGCAGTTCGGATGTAATTGCCGGTTAATTTAACCAATTAACTACCCATTTAACTTGTAAAAAAGCAGAAAAAATGCTATAATATACCAACATTATGGGGTTAAAGCAGTTGTTTTCTCTAAATTTACAGAGTTATATAAAACTACAACCTTAATAAGGAGGGAAAAATAGATGAGACAATATTTGCCAAACTTAGCAAAATTTGTATCAATCGTTTTTGGTATGTGGTTGGCCACATACGCCTTGGTAGAGGTAACCAAAAACAAGTTCGAAGCCTTGCAGGCCGAGAAAGCAGAGATGTCTGCAATGCACCCAGTAACTGGAGAAGAAAGATCTCGCCAGTTGCGTTGTCTGACGCAGAACATTTATTGGGAAGCTGCCAGCGAACCATTTGAAGGGAAAGTCGCTGTGGCTCAAGTTACACTCAATCGCGCAGCCAGTGGGCAATTTCCCAATGATATCTGTGCAGTGGTTTATCAAAAGAATGTAATATACTCTAAAGTGGTTTGTCAGTTCAGTTGGTACTGTGATGGCACTCATAGAGTGAAACCAATTTATCAACCCTTGTACAACGAAAGTGCAGAAGTTGCTAAAAAAGTATTGCTAGAAGGTTTCAGACTTCCAAGTCTCAAAAATGCAATGTATTATCATGCTGACTATGTTCAACCAGGATGGGGTAAAAAACCTATTACCAAAATTGGACGCCATATTTTTTATGGTAGTTAAGCAGGATAGTAGATGCCAATATTAACATCAACACCTAAATCAAAAATTGTAAAAATGGAAAATTCGAATAAGATTGATTTTGACAGAATCAAGCAAAGTGTGGTAGAGTTTTTCTCTACTCACTTTAGCAAAATCTCTGCAGAAACCATGGGCTGGCTAGCGGCTATTGCATTACACGCTGCTACCATTCCTACCCTGCTTGCACTACTAACAGGGCTAACAGATTCAACGCCAAGCATAGATGTTGTGCTGTTTATGTGGCTGGGCCTTGTACTACTGTTTGGTCGGGCAGTTATTCTGCGTGACTTACTGAATGTGGTCACTATCGGATTGGGATTTGTGATCCAAGCTACACTTATGGCGCTTATACTGTTCAAGTAACCATAAATATACTAAACAGGAGGCAGCGATGAGCAAACGCCTAGAGCTAGAAGTCGAAGACGCCATTCAATCATATGATGAAGAAATTGGAGATGAAGATTATGGCTTCATCTTCGATTCGGATGGTAACCTAAAGTATGCATTCATTCCAGAAGTTTTACCAGACAAGCCACCCAAGTCAATTGCCAAAATAATGAAAATTTTAGGCGTAATTGATTTACAACAATTCAACGAAGACTTAACAATTCATTAATTGCTTTTTTAGCAATTTTTTTGTGGTTGCTCGAAAAGGTCCTTTTTGCTATACTAAGAGCATGAAAAAGGACATGACATTTTATCTCAAGTGGCTTGCAACCGTTGTAACAATTGCGGGCGCCATTTGCACTAGTATTAACCTTTACCCACTAGGACCAGCCCTACTAAATGCGGGTGCATTTTTATGGTTGATTGTAGCCATTAAATGGCGCGAGTGGAGTCTTATTACAATTAATGCAACACTTCTTGCAATTTATACCGTAGGTTTAGTTGTTAAATTACTAACATAAGGTGCAATATGGAATTTGACAAAGTGTTACAAAAATTGTATTCTGAAAAAATTGACTTCAGGTACAACAGCAAAACCAAAAGCTATTCTGTAGTTCGACTGAACGCAGACCCGTCAATGGTGTTATACAAAGACGGTGTTGCTAGAAAAACAACAGAAGAAGAAATTCGGCGACAACTTGCTAAATTGCTAACATAATTTTGGTAGACCAAAAAGATCCATTTTGTTATAATATTGGTATAGTAACTAATAAGGAGCGTGACAAATGAGAACAGCATTCGAAGGTCTTACTACCAAAGAGATTCGTGAAGTCAGCATGTATGGTTGCACCGAAGCGCAGATGCGCGAAGCAGTAGAGTCCAGCATCACTTTTAAGATGACTGGTCCTGCAATGATTGTTGCCAGCATGATGTCGGATGCACAAGAAATGGTCAATACCGAATACGGTGAAGTCGATTCCATGCGAGCCGAAGATGCACGCCAACAGCTGAACCGTGCCAAGTGGGTCCTGTTTACTTACATTATGGATCGGAAATAATTATGGATAAGACTGTTATTGATTGCCTGTATAATGAATTAATCCATTTGGACGAGCAGGCTGGTTGCTTTGACGAACTTACTAATGCTAGAATTGACGAACAGCGTCGTAAGATTATGATTCAAATTCTTGAACTGGAGGCTGAAAATGTTTGATCAAACTGTAAATTTCGTAACACACACTAACGGTCAAGGTTATTGGAGTACGGTCAGTGGTTGTGTAAAAATTGACCGTGTTCGTCTTGCTTACCTCGACGACGACGGCGAATTTGGTGAACTCCGTGCCTACTTTGATCCTGCGGAATGGGATACCGATAAAGACGGCCTTATCTACACAGACTCAGCTTGGATCGAGTCTTTTATAAATTGCATGGCTACATTAGGCTTCAGTGAAGCGGCTTTACAAGACATTGACTACAGCGAGCAGGGCATGCAAGGCGCGAACTATGTGAGCATGGATGTTGGTGCCGACTTTGTCCGCGAGTGCGAAGCTTTACATCGCTTTGTTATTAATCGACAAGCAGTAAATAGCTGATCATGAAAAAGATAGCAAAAATTCCCTATCAAAAAACTCGAGCGCATCGTGTGCTGTTTGAACGCGATAGTCCGTTTCGTAGTCGCACTGTAGAGAACAAACGGCAGTTCCGGCGTAATGCCAAACATCGTAATCAGGAGGTGTAAATGGAACCTAAAGATTTCAGCAATGCATTTAACAGTGCCCAAAAAGAAATCCGTTATGCTTACCGCGGCTTAAATCGCAAGCGTCAGATCATTGATCTTACTCTAGATGAATTGCATGAAATGCAAATGGCCATGATTGAAGATGTGGTCACAGCAAAAGAATCCCAGGGCTTTCCCGAAGCTAACCTAGTTATCAATCATGTTAGGACACTATAATGGACATCAATACTCTAGTAGATAATATACTTGCAGATCGAATCGCAATTGCTGATCTTGACATCCAACAAATGGAAGCCGTAATTGATTTCATGCGTGAGCATATCAGCACCATTGACGACGAAGATGTCAGCGAAGCCCTGCTGGAACTGGTAGATGTTATCCAGGATGCAGCCGAAGTGCGTTTTGCCAATCAAGCTGCCGGCGATTGGGATCTCATGGTAGAAGACAGTGTTGCCCGTGGTAACACATATTTTGAACTGGAAAATTACACAATCCAATAACCTGCTCGGCTCCTTAGGAAGTATTTGCCCGCTTCGGCGGGCTTCTTTTTGACTAAATACTCTTATGAAGATAACAGATATTATTCGCAGCATCTTAGATGTTATAGATCATGCAGAACAGCCCGAGGCTGAGCCGGTAGTTGCTGTGGCAGTTGATACTGAACCTGCTGCTGAACTAGCAGACATGCAGCGTTTGGCCGGATTGCTGGATTTTGAAGAACCAGAATATGCCAATGCACCAGTAGAAATTGTGGCGCCTGTAACCGCAGCATTTCCGGCCGGCGATGATGTGCATCACAGCAAAAATCCAGCGGACATCAGAACAAATGCACCCAGCATGTACCCAGGCTGGCAAGCTACCAAATAAGGAAAAACAATGAGTCAATATTACACAATACAAACCATAGATGGTGTAGATACCGTAAAATATCAGACACTACAAACCACTACCACTGCCACAGTAAGTTCAGTAATCGCCGGACGCAGGATTTTGATAACCACAGGCAATGTGGCTCAAAGTGTGCAGTTTGGTACAGCACCTGGTGTTACTACCAGCAATGGTTTTGTTATTCCCAGTAACACACAAATGATTTTTAATTTTAGACCCGGAAATAAAGTTGCTACTGCCAGCGTCGCTGCAAGTCAGATGAGTATACTTGACCTAGACTAAGAATGGGATATACCCCACCATCACAGGGCCGAGGCGACCGTAGACTAAACACTACCAACTACGAACATCCGCAGGAAACCAATTTACTTGATGTAGCTCGTGCTTTACAATATCGTTACCTAACAGGTGAGCCTGAACTGCGTGTTAACCTTGGGTCAAATGCTTTTGTAATTTCGGGCAATGTTCTTATCCCTGGTATTGTTCAAGTCTTTTCTGATCCTGATAATCCAATACATAATCACACCACCGAAGTAGGCACCAGCGGCAACTTGCAAGTGCCTTGGTTGCCAGTGGCTGGTAATGTGAGATTGGATGCAGGAACAAACAGCATAGGCAATGTTCGCATCACTGACATGCCGGGCGTGTTTGTCACAAACTTTCCCAGCAACATTCGTATTACCGACATGCCTGGTATCACTGGCAATGTGGGTGTATCAGGCAATGTTTCTATTACACAACTGCCAGGTATTACCGGCAATGTGGTGGTCACACAAGGAACCACACCCTGGGTGGTCAGCAATAGCAATGTATCAATAATCGGAAACATCACTGGTATTACTACCCTACCAGCCATAACTGGCAATGTGGGTGTGAGTGGTAATGTTCGCATCACTGACATGCCAGGTGTAACAGGTAATGTGCATGTTTACGGTGGCAATGTACAAGTCACACAAGGAACTACACCCTGGACAATAACAGGTAATGTGGGGATTACTGGAACGGCTAATGTTGTTTTAGCTGAGGATGCTAGTGTAGTTATTTCAGGGTTCGGTGGAGCAACTTCTGATGCATTTGG